CTCCTGCGTTACGTTAGAGTGCCGCCATTGCGGTTGAAATTGCCACCACTTGCGCAGACGAAAGTACGATGTCATAAATTGCGAATGTTATAAAAGTAATTGCTTTAGGACTTAACAAACCACCTGAATGACACGCTGCGCCGATATATATTTGATATGCTGGTAACGTTCCAGTCGTGATTGTTGCAGTTGTTCCATTGGGTTCGTAAAAAGTATTCCCACAGATTGCATACCATCCAGAAGAAGTCACGGTTTTTTGGTTTGTACTGGTACTGCCATTCATTACATAAAAACCATTATTACCGACTCGATTTTCCATACCTACCGATACGCCGGTAGATGAATCTCTTACCCCCCACCATCTGCGATAGTTTGTTGCGTCTGGGTCTGAATAGCGGAATATATACGACCAGTCCACGCTACTTGGAACAACCCCTGTTTTTAGATAATCATTTGAGCCATCAAATACCCACCCTTTTGTAGTGTCAAAAGCCGGCGCGTTTCCATCAACTGCGTTATAAGTACCAGGATTAGCCAGATTGACTTTGCTTGCCGTATAATCCGCCGCGCCCTTTGGCTGATATGCAACCAAGCAATTACTCGCTGCAATGCCACCTGCCAGCCACCAACTCGTGTCAGCCGCTTTCTGCGAATAAGGCTGGAAAGTCGGCGAGAACACGCGCCCGAATGTAGATGCGAATGTCATAATTTCCTCCAACTGGCTACCCTGAAAATCCATCGGGCTGGGTCGCCGTAAGCTTCACGGAACGAACCCTGCCTGCCAGTCCAAGGATCATTCATCACATAGTCATCGCCGCTCTTGCCGATGATCAGCACCCAGTGCTGTTCCATGGACGCGGTCTCATTGTACAAGTCCACATGGACGTGGACGGGAATACCTTCTGCCAACCGGCTGTCAATCCTGTCAAGCGGGGCAAGCGTCCAGTAGCATTCGATGTACTGAAAATCTGTGAGATGCGGGAAAGCAACCTGCACCATTTGCCAATAGACGTTCGCTCCCGTGAACCCGCCGACTGCTTTCAGCCTGTCATTGACTTCTTCCGGTGTAATTCCAAGCCTCATAGCAAGGGTGACAATAAGGCAGCCCCAACCGCCGATTGTTCTGGTTTTCGAGTAACCGAGCAGGATATTTTTCCAGCGTGGGTCTTTTTGCCAGAGTGGTGCGATGTCTATTAGCGTAGGCGGCTCTTGGTAGTCCAAACGCTGCATCCATTCAGAGCTTGCCCATGTTTCAACCGCTGTTCTGTACCAGTCGGGCTTAGCTTCATACACGCTCACAACCCGCCCGCTTTTGTACCAGTCAGGTTCAGGTCTGATGTTGGTACTGCTGATTTCCGGCGTGTAGCGCGTGCGCAGCCGATTAGGCTTTATGGTAACCACGCGCGCCTGAAATAGAGGCTCTTGCACCTCAGGCGGTTCAGGTTCAGGTGGCAACGGCTCGGAGTCATCTGCCAACCCGAAGTAAGCCAACAATTCCTGTTTTGTGCCATTCCAGCGGTTCGTGTCTACATAGTGGCTTGCCACTCCAACCGCACTCCCATTGCCGCGCTCTCCGGTTTGATGTATAAGCCATTGGCTGACGCCTTTTGGCAAGGCAGGGGGCGGGTCTTTTTCAGGCGTGAATAGAGGTGACGGTCTACGCCATAGATAATGCGCTAACCACCAGTCAAGCTGTGGCAAGTCTGCCACGTTCACGAATTGATTAATCCATAATGCCCGAGAGTAGACAATCGGATAGCGTCCAGTTGCCCCGAATAAATGTTCAATACAATCAGACAGGGTTTGTGTTATGCGCGCCTTGCCATACCCATGATCCAACTCCGCGTCAAGCACCAACCGGTCATGTTCGTCTGGGTCAACAATCCGCAAAAAGTGTTCCATTTGCCGGATGGCGCTTTCACCTGGATAGACAACATGATAGGCAAGCCTTGGCTTTGTGATATGCTCCCATGAATACGAGAACCACGGATCTGCATACCCCCAGCTTATACCCGCCCGCACGCCGACGAAATCGCAGGTAGCGTTCACCTTATCGAAGTCAGGCTTTTTCTTGCCGTCCGAGCTGAACTGATATTTGCTAATGTCGATGCCGAACGGAAGTGTCATTTTAATCCTCTCATAAAAAGTATCCCCAAATCTGCAAGATAGCGTCCAGCGTATCCGTGCCGCTTGCCACAATTTGATAATAGACATCGCCGTTAGCATCACAAGGCACGATAAACATCCCGTCGGTATATACGTCATTGACTATGCCAGCAGGGCGCAGGATAGCCGCTCCCCCAGCGGCATCCGTTGGGCTTAGCGAAATATATAAGCCTGCGTTTGCATAGCTACCGGAATCTCTCGCCGCCATCCCCACCAAGATTGCCTTCACGCCCGCTGGAACGCCGAATACCGCACTCAGGTCAATCAGGGTTTTTGCGGTAGTTGAGCGCGCATCCCCATCCCAAGATGTTGAAGTCAGTGGCGTGGTAAGCGTGATAAACTTTCCACTTTCCCACCTCTGCAAGCGTTCAACTTCCCGCTCCAGTCGCTTCAGTCGTTGCATCATCTTTTCGTCAAAATCACTCAAAGTTCACCTCGCAGCCTAACGTCAATCTGCTCTCCACCATTTTGATCTACTTTCACGCTTACGCTTGAAACATGGCAATCCACGTTGTAGCCAAACGCCTCCGCAGTCAAGATATCACCAAATTGATAGTGCACGCCGTACATCATTCCGTAGGTATCGTGTAATCTGCCAGTTAGCACCTGTCTCGGCCTGAATTCGTTCAACGCGGCGTCACCATCCGCCTCTAACAGTGCGGTTGTAGCGTCGTCCCTGCTGTCTTTGAAGTACTCGCGTCGATTCCATTTGCTTGCGCCTATTCTTTGCAGGTTTTGCCTTACAACCAACTCGCGCGCGTCTTCTTCACCCTGACCGGCAACCAGCACCCAGTTTCGCTCGTCCGAGTGGTAAGTGCCGAAAGTGGCATCGGATAAATTGCCGTATTTCTTGCCGACCAATCTCGGATCGCCTGAAGTACGGCTGTGATCCGTGCCCCGTTGCCCGGCGTAAGTGCGAAACTGGAATGTAGCCGGTGCTGTTCGTACAACGTCAAAAGCCAAATATACCCCGCCCTCTTTTGCAAGGTCGGCTAATTCCTGAACCACGTTCAGAACATTCCGGTAAGCGAATGCCTTTGAGACGCTTGCCCCGCCCGCACTTACGTTGCCGTCAACTGTGAGCTTCTGCCTGTCTGCATCCGCCGAAGCGCCTAACTGCTTATCCACAATCGCCTTCATCAGGTCATCAGGAATACCCGTCATTTCAGCATCAGCACTTCCGGCAGTTGCATAGACAATCGCCGTGTCGAGCAGCCAGTTCGCGTCGGTAGCATAGAGTTGGATATACTCCTCGCCTTTTTCGTTAGCGTAGAATTGCCAGTCCTGCAGGAAGTAAGCGGTTTCATTTTGCAGCTCCAGTGAGCCATTTTTATCCCGCCAGATTTCAAACAGTTGTCCGACTTTGAAGTCCTCGTAGTTATAAAGCCCACGCGGGATTGTCAGCACCATCCGCCCAATTGCGTTTTCAGTCCTCACATATTCCAAGCTCGTGAACGCCTGAATGACGCCTGTTTTCGTGCCATAATCATCGTACCAGTCTACTTGGTATCTCATAGCAGCGCTCCGTCCAGCCCCCAAAATTTAGGCGTCCACATGATCATTGCACTGGTATTCGCGTCTGTATCGTCCATAAAGAGCGAGATGTTATTCGCGCCCGGCTTCAGGTAGAAATTTCCGTAATCAGAACCTGCATTCACATAGCGCAACAAGTTACCCCGTCCATTCCATCCGCCCTGAAACTTGAGCGTCACTGGGTCGAAGTTGAAACTAACCCATTCCCCCGCCAGAAGCGTAAGCCCGTCAAAACTCACATTCGCGCCGGTCGAGTAATTGACGATAGATTTTAGCGTTCCGGGTCCGGCTATCTGTATATACGGATAAGTATTCGCGCTTGCGCTTGCCACGTTCAGGTTGAGCGCCACCACGCCTGTCTTTGCATTTTCGCTTGCCCCTGCGGTTGAGAATGCACCACCTAAATATAACGAGCCGTCTGAGGCTATAAAAATTGCAAGAATATTCTCAGTACCCGGCAAATCTATATCAAGCGGTTGGAATGCGCCTTGAACGCTCTTTACAACGCGGTCTGTCAGAGTCAGGCCTCCGGATTGTGTAAACTTGCCACCCAAATAAATATCACTATTGTCGGCACAATAGACTGTATTGACAAGGCTGTTTACCCCGCCCGCCATCAAAGCGCCCCAATTGTTTCCGCGCCAAGCCGCTACATAATCAGCATTGGCATCGCCTCCAGCGTTGGTAAAATTGCCGCCGATGACGATTGTACCATTAGGATTGATATCTATTGATTGTACTGAGCCATTCAATTCTGTTGCACCAAAGTCAGTAAAGGACTTAAAACTACTGCCGCTCCAATAACAGAAATAATCACCATTCGCGCCGTCTGCATCTGTAAAAGCGCCACCGATTAATAGCCTGTATTTTGGCATAGTGCTGCCAGAACTGCCATCACTTTGAAAATTTAAGCAGTAAACATCATAATTCAGCCCAGTCGCAAGCGGTGCCCACACCGAGCCATTCCAGTAAGCAATGTATTTACAATTCGTATTGCCGCTGGCTTCTGTGAAACCCCCTCCGATATAAATCACGCCCGTTGGTGATATAGCGATGCTGCTAACATTTGACCTCGAACCGGCTATTCCGCTCCCTAACGCACTCCATGTGTTGGTCGAAACAGTATATTTTGCGAAGTAGTCAGCGTTAGCAATGCCGGCAAGATTAGTAAAATTACCACCAACATACAAATCACCGGCTGCATCAAAAGCCATTGTGTAAATGTATGTTATCGTTGCTCCTGTATTCGGATCGCCAACCGCTTGCCATACCTGACTTGCCTTGCTCCATCTCGCGATACCCTTCGTGTTTGCCACTGCACTCCCGCCATTGCTTACACCCGTGAAAGAACCGCAAACGTAAATGTCGCCATTAGGGGCTTCTTTGATGTCATAGACAATTCCATTCACCCCAGCCAGCGGATTGACGTAAGCAGAGCCATTCCACTTGCACCAGTTGCCGTCCGGATCGCGCTTGACGATGTACTCCGCCGGAAAGTCGGCGTAAAGGTCAAGCTCCTTGCCTTCCTGGTAAGCGCCGTCCAGCAGCCCGCTCGGAACGCCGAAGTTCAGCACCGCGCGCTGATAGGTTGGTAAGTCCGGCGTGTCAGTCAAAGTCGCGGGCAATGGCACGCAGCGGATGTCAATCGGATTAGTGGCTTCATCGCCGTTAGCCGCGAAGCCCTGGTATCGAACAATCCGCTCTCCATGCGGTCTAACGTCCGAGCCCCAATTGATGCCAAACTGTTCATCCACCTTTGCGCCGTCCAATAAGTCCGGTCTAAGCGCGTCAATCAATACCTTGCGATTAGTCTCAATTTCACCCAGCGTGTCACCGGTAAAATCTATCACAATGCTAAACTGTCTTGATTTGCGGATGTGATCCTGATACAGATCACCGCCGGATGTCATTTTAGTGACAATCTGATTCCAATCACCATGACCCAAGCCTGTTACGCTTGCAACGCTGCAGTAATCATCAAGGTCAAGCAGTTCGCCGCCTAACCCAGTATAAGCCGAACGGATAGAGTCTGAATTGCGAATTGCGCCATCCCATTTACACCCAGCACCGTAGCCGTGCATAAACGTTGTAGCCTTGCTTTCCTGCTCGAATTGCGCGCCATCCACATAAAAGACGGCTGTAGAAGCAACCGCGTCCCTTGTGACCCACAATTCGTAAGTGCTTGATGTTTCCGTGGCAGTCAGGGTAGCTTCCACCCGCTGCCAGTAACCGGTTGCTGTAAATGTTTTAGTGGCTTTTGCGGCATGAGATGAATCGGCAATCACAATCCGCATTGCCTGCCCCGCTACACCCTTTACATCCACCGAGAAGGTGTAGTCCAATCCGCTGGTTATGCTTACGTTATCGTAGTAAGCTGAGCTTGCAATTCCGGTCGCGGTATTGACTTGCAGCGAGTAAGCGCCACGCCGTGCATAATCGCCGGTCAACACTATCGTCACACCAGAGCCGGAGGCTAACCAATCCTCAACACCATCCGGCTTATCAAAGCGCGGATTTTTTACATAATTCCTACCCGCCTTCGGCTTGACGATCCAAAATTTCTTATGTGCCAGTACCGGTGCTGTCATTATGCCCATGCCTCCATCAATTCAAATGCCGTTCTAACATCCGCCGGATTGCTTGAAGTAGGCATAGTCAGGTTGTAAACATTCCCGCCCTTACTCCCGCCAGCCCGCATAAGCGCGTCAGCAAACGCCTTGCCTACCGCGTCCGCGTCCATCCCCTCGCCCGAACTCCCGCCAGCCAGCGCCTTGCTCAATGCCCGCTCTGCATCCGCCCGGCTCAGGATGAACCCGTCTGCCGATGGCACATACACTTCCCCTCGATAGCCGTACTCCTGCCACGTGTAAGGCTGCCCGCCCTGCACCGCGCCACCGACGGCTTCATAGTTTTGAGAGTACCAGTCACCAGTGGTTCCGGTATACGTGCGGACAAAAACACGCTGCTCTTTATCGAGCAATACATATTTTTGCAAAGCATCGAAGGCCGCATAAGCAGCAGCCGTGTCAACAATAACATTGCCGGTTTTGTCATCAATCGGATACCCGTTGATTGTTTCCATTGCGTTGGAGTAAGCGGTGATAGCCGCCTGCGCCCCCGTCTCAGACATATATCCCATGTCAATCGCCATTTGCATGTATGCGGCAAGTTCGGCGTCTGTCACCCCACCAATTGCAATGGTAGCCAGGAACATATCAAGCGTGACGCGGTTTGCCATCTCTGCCATTGCGTCATCAAGTTCCTGCGTTGCGGCGGCGTTTTCTTTCATTTTTGTGCTGGTTTCAGACCAACCCTGATTGATTAACTCCCGCCGCTCAATTTGCAGGTTTTCTTTTTGCTCAAGCATATCTGTGTATTCGTACGCCAAACTGATAATGCCCTGGTAATTGTTTTCAAGTGAGGTTACGCCAGCAATATCAGTTTGAATCTTCGCCATGCGTTCAAGCTCGGCATTCAATATCTGTAACGATCCGCCTGCCTGTTTTGCCGCTATAGACTGCGCAATCAACGATTCGGCAGTCTGGTCAAGCACTGTGTTTTTATAATATTCGATTGCGGCGGCTATTGTTTCCGCGTTTTCGAGCATAAAGTTATAATCGCCTTGCCCGCCCATCACCGCCGCATCATAAGCAGCCTGGAGTTCGGCGGTGACCACCATTAGGTTTTTCGCCTCTTCCCAGAGTTCGCGGGTTCTTTTTACATCGGCTTTTTCATTAAACACAGCCGCCCAATATTCCGCCCACCAACTCATACCATCCGCAATGTCTGACTTCACCAGGTCAAAATAGTTCTTTTGAGCCGCTGCCATCTGTTCCCATTTGCCAGCATTATCAACCGTCAAGCCGCCTGTGGCTTCCAGTAAGCCTTTTGAACTTTCCAGCACGCCATTCAGTAAGGCTTGCGTTTTTTCTGCTTTTGTCAGCTCTTCAGATGTTTTCCCAATAGCTTCGGCGTAGTCTTGATATTTTGCTTCTGCATCAACCACAATACCGAGGTTGTCCAAAATAAGCGGTGAAGCCCGCCCGATACCAGTTACAATGTCGTTGAAGGCTTGAGTAGTTGACAGTCCCATTGCCCGCCCGCGAAGAGCGGCAACTTCCATCAGTTGAGCTAATTCCTCGCTATCCGCGCTTACACCCAACATCATAGCGCGCGAAGCCGCTTGCATGAGGTCGAAGTCACTAACCATGCCGAGCGAAGCCTCTCGCAGCGCGTCCATGATTACGCCCATGTCTGCATCAAGGGAGCGCGCTAAACTGCCAGAAGCATCTTCCATCCGTTGGAATGCAGCGCCCTCTTTTGCCGCGTCCTGAACTTGTTTTATCGCTACCCCAACAGCCGCGATTGCCCCCACCGCCGATAAACCAATTTTCCAGGCAGACGATATTCCGTCCCCAAAAGCCTTCAACCCGCCCTGGGACTCTTTTCCAGACTTGCCAACATCTTGGATATCTTTTTTGACCTTAGCAATATCACCGCTGGCTTTATTCAGCACGCTAATTATAAACTGTAGATTAGGCATACTTTTCCCTCAACTCATTCACTTCCCGCACAATCGCCCATATCTGCTCATTCTGGTGTTTCCACTTTGCCGTTTCACCTGGCTTTTGCCCTTCGATCTTGTACGCCTGAAACGCTCTGTACACATTCCCCACCTGCCTCAATTTACGCATCAACCCAGCCGGCTGTTCCATCACCCCGCCGGAGTAAGGCAGCGCGCGGTATTCCTCGCAATTCAGGCTCAATTCAAGCAGCCTTGGCATCGCGCCTTCGCCTTCGGCAAAGTTGGCAACCTCTATCAGGATAAAGGGTCGAGGTTCATTGCCTCGCTGAACAGTTTTGCGATGCAGTCAGCCAGCCAAACAATGTGCGCAGGCTTGGCGTTATCCACATCATCGAGCGTCCATTTAGGCTCGGTCATGATTCCCTGCTTCACAGCCGCCCGAACAGAATCACCGCGCCATACAGACAGGGGTAAAACATCTTTGCCCTTCATGTCGCGGTGAAAGTCCTCGAGCATTTTTTGATTGATTTCAAGCAGTACGCACTTACCAAATTTCTCGTGTTCAAATTCCATTATCCGCTCCGGTTTCTATTTTTTGTTATGCCAGTACTGCGGTTTCAGACTTAGTCTCAATCTTCAACCAGTTGGTCAATGTCGGGTTATACACGCCGTCCAGAACCAGATCGTAGGTCGTGACGCCGTTGCGATCCGGGAACATCTCAGGTGCTTGCATGGAGTGCCCCGCGAAAGTCAAAACCATCGAGCGTAAACCGGTGCTTGTGCCAGTTGTGTAAGTGATCCGGACTTGCTTTTCCAGAATAGCAGATGCCGCGCCTAACATGGCGATCAGATGATCGTCGGTAGAATCGTTCAATTCCAGGCTCAGCTTCAGTTGCCCGTTCCATTTCTGGTCATGGTATGCAGTCGGAGTGCAATCGCCCAAATATCCCCGATATTCGCGGTTGGAATTGATAGACAGTTCCCAGCTGAATGCGGAACTGGCTAAAGCCGCGAACGTGCTGCCAGTCCAAGTCTCAATAGCAACCGAAGCCATGCAGCCGCTCATTCTGGTAACAGCAGTCCGGTCTGCCAAAGACTGCAGCGCGCCTGCGACAACTTTCCCACCGAGGATAGAGCCGCCTACCTGAACGCCCGTATTATTCGCGCCGGATAGTGTCAGGCTTGCCACTGAAGCGTCCTGCAGCTGCCAGACTTCGTTAGTCTGCCCGTGCTGAAGCGTCATGAAGCGCGGAGTGACCCCGCTGGTAGTAGGCGCGTTATAAGTGCGCGTGTAAGGCGTGTCAGCCCCGCTCGGCGTAGCTGTGCCAAACAAAGCCTCAAGCCAGTAATTCACATCTTCAAACGATTCATCACTGACTTCAAACGATGCAGAACCAGCATAGTGATCCAGCGTAGTCTGATGGGTCGGAGCAAGCGTGCCCCTTAGTTGGTCTAAAGCCCGCGTCTGAAATTCAGGACGCAGCTTGAAACTGGATACATTCTGCAGCTTGACTGTTGCAGTTGCATTCGCTGTTCCAAATGCAGACTGAAACGCGGATTGTAAAACATTATGTGCATTAAGCATCTTTCACCTCTGATTTTTCTTTCTCATGAACGTAAAGACCGGCTTTCAAAGCCGCCTTTTGAATTTCTTTCGGCAGCTTCGCCCATTCCTCAGCACTCATGTCCCGCGCCGGAACGTCGACGAAGTAGCCTCCACCTTTGTAGATATATTTATCCACTTGCTACCTCCTTGATATTCAACTGGCATAACACGCCAGCGTAAAACCGCCCGGATCCGCGCGGCCATTCGTATTCACCCGGAGTCATTGACGCAGACTCCAAAGCGGCATTCTGATAAGGGCATCTAAACGTCCTAAGCATATCCACGTATTTTCCGGCATAATCAACAATCTCAGGGGCAAACTCCCTTAGTCCAATCCCTTGCTCGCTTACCTGCCACAGCATCAAGTCGGTTACCTGCCAGTTGATTGTTACTCCCGTTCCAATCGCGATAAACGACAAATCCCGACCCTCACCTGGATTGCCACCAACCGGAAGCAACAGTCTGCACGGTAAGTGCGCGGTTGTGATATTCTCAGGCAGCTTATCCAGTCCGTAGACAGTCGGTGTCTTACCTGAAGTAGTTGTAACCTTCTTTGCTTCAAGTGCATCGTAGATGTTAGTAATTACGCTCATATCCCTATCCGCCTTTTGTACCGGTCAAGTAATTTCTGCACGTCTGAAGGTAAGCCTGAAGGCATAATCGTTACACCGTCACCCGTCACAAGCGGTCGGTCAATGTCAGCACTGGTATCCTTTTGTCGATAGATAAAAGCCGCAAGCCTAACGCAGGCATGAGTAATGTCAGCCGGTGCAGTCGCAGAATAGCCCCACGTGCCAGCAACGCTTACTTCGCTGTCTGAATCGTCAAACTCCCAACTGTAATCCTCACCCAACTTGATAATCCACTTGGGATTATCATTGCGCGGGAATAGACGGAAGTTACCGGAGGTGATCTCAACCCCGTCACCGTTAGTCAGCTTTGTAACAGTCAGCAGATCGTAGCCGTAGAGATTCAATTCTTGCCCGTCAATATCGTCTGAGTTGAAATACTTCGTGGCAGTCTCTGCTTCAAAGTGCCTCCCAGTATAAGCGTCAATCACACCAGCCGCCCGTGTTAGCAGGTCACTAAGCAGATTATCATCGCCATTCGTGGTAATGCCTAAATAATCCTTCAGGTTGGATAGGTTCGCGTATGCCATTACTTCACCGCTTTGACCTTGCTTTTAGGCTTCGTAACCACTTTTACCGCAGGCTCTACCGCATAGGTGACAAACCCGCAGCGCATGTAATCGTCCACACATTCCTCAGGCATGTCAGCAGTCGCGCCCTCTTTATACGGCACGGATTTTCCGCCTATGTTAGCCACGAATTCGCGCATAACGTATATCTTGATAGACTTACTCATATTTTCACCTCTCTCAAACGGGATCAACACATCGCCATCCGGCTTTATATGCCCGCAAATAACGTCAAATCTGCATATCTGTTTGAAGCCGTTCCTCATACAATCGGCGGCAAATGGCATGTCAGGGCTCGGATGCCCGCCAATTTCACTCCGCCTCATATCTAACTTTTCCAACACCTTGCGCCGGATCAGCGTACAGCCAAAGCCGGAGCCGCTCACTTCAATCCAACCTTGTGCCCTTGCCTTATTCACAATCTCAGGAAATAGGCTCAAGCTCATGTCCGGCCACCTGGAAGAAACTGCCCGACAAGCATTCAGCACCGGCTTTACATGGCGAAACAGATAAAGCCCATAAACTACGTCCGCATCCGTTGCCAGCATTTTCACCAGAGCGTCTTCAGGAATTATCATGTCATGCTCAACAATGAACAGATAATCGTAATCGCCGGATAATATTCTCTGCCTTGCATAGCGATACTGATACAGCGTATTTTCGTGATCCTGCTTACTGTTCCCAGTTATCTCGCTCGGATTGTTTGTGCTTATCTCAATTTCAAGTTCGACCCCGTCTGGAATCTTGAGCGTATCAATGCTCGCTTTTGTCTCAGCGCGCAAAGCTAATTCACCGTCGGATATTTTGTAGGTAGGGCAGAACAATAGTATCTTCATCTTTCGTACTCATGCCCTTCCAACCCAAAGTTCAGGAATGGATTGAGGCTGTAAACGTTGCAGCCGTACACCTCTTTCAACCTGTCTCTCAACGCCAATGTCTGAGGCTCGATCTGTGTAATAAACTTTCGATAAAAGCTTTTACCTGCGATAGCCTCATCATATCCAGGATAATTTACCGCCCCGTCTAACGTCCCGCAGTCGTGCCCAATCAGGATGATGTTCGCAGCACCCATATAAGCGGCAATGTGAATCGCGCTGGTTATGGTGGAGTAAGAAACAACGATCTTGTCCGTTCCTGCCACACTCAAATCAATCTCTTCCAGTTTGTTATCAAGATGCTCAAATACATAATCTGCGCCCTCGTTTTTTGCGTATTTTAGCGTTCCACAATTGTGTTCGCTGCAAATCGTTTTGAACCCAAATTGTTTTGAAGCTGCAATAGCAGCGTCCATTCCATTAGATTCTTTCCTGACCACGTAATCCAGGTTAGCAAAGCGTTTCCACACTTGATTAACGCCGATAACGAGCTTATTGTCAAAAAAGCTTGCATCGATAAAACCGGCAGAGGCACCGGAAGCCACAACATAAATGTCATGTCCCTCATGGATGTTTTTCAATTCCCCAATTGGTTTCACAGTACCTCTGCTTTGTTAGTTAGTCAGCGATTAGGCTGATGGATGGGTCGCGTACTGGAACGCCTCTGCTTGCAGGACTGCACAGCCGAAGCGGTAGGTAGCCAAAATGCCAACCTGCCCTGTGTCAGCATAAAGCTCATTCAAGCGGCGGATTCTCAACCCGCGATTGGTCACAAAGCCCATATAGTTA